CCTTCAACCTCTTTAGGTTCTTCTTTTTTAATTTTACTAGCTTTTACTTCTTTTGCAATACCTTCATTGACAAGACTGTTGCCAACTACATCAGGAACTTCGATTTCTTTTCCCTTAGTTGCTATTCCAAATCCAGCTATTTCTAATCCATCTACAATAAATTTTATTTTCATTATTCTTTGACCTCACAGTCTAGTATTAATGATACACCTTTAAAAAACCCAAGTCCAGTAGTATTTTGTTTATTTTGAAACCTACCAGGTCCAAATTTCCAATAAAGAACTTGATTGTTTAAAGTTTTGTTTTCTTTTAAAACTTCTTTTACTTTTCCCAACATTATATCTCTGTTGGTAGAACCAGGTACATTTTCTAAACTAAAATCATACATCCAAATTTGAATACTCAATCTTGTAAGATAAGGTTTTGCTCCCCCAATAGTTTCTGTGTCTGCAAGTGTATCGTAAGAATCTAAAAAGATTGCAATGTAAGGACAAGTGTTTTCGTTTAAAATAAATTCACCTTCTACATCAATTGTTGTATTTCTGCCACCAAAACTAGAAGTTCTTGAATCGTTGAGCAAAAGAGTTTTTATTTCGTTTTCTATTCCTGTGTAATCAATTATCGCCATTACTCAAAACCTACTCTTCTAAAATGTCGTTCATAAATATCTTCTGCAATAACTTGAGCTCTGTAATCATCAGGTATTGGGTCCCAACCTTTGTTGACTTCTAACTCTATAGTGTACGACATACCTTCAATTCCAATTTCATCAAAATCATAGAAAGTATACCAAGTTTCATTTGAACCTGGCAGCTCTGGTCTTTGAGCTTCTCCAGTATATTTGTATGGACCAGTTAAATAACCATTTTTAGCTTTCCATTGTTCCCATTGGCTCATATCATCATAATCCATAGGACTGCCATCACCATTGATACCAAGTCTTACATTTTGAACCATTTCAAAAACAAGTTCGCCTAAAATTTCTAAATTTTTTCTTTCAAGTGTGCTTGTTCTCATTCTATCAACAAACTCATAGTTTATATCTTGTAACAAAGTCATTAAATCTGATTGTATAAGTGGCATTAGTAAAGTGCTGGATTGTAATCTTCTAATTCAACTGCATCTAGCTCATCATCTAACCTGTCTGCATCAATTTGCTGTAGAGTAGAATTAAGCATAGTAAATGTAGGATTATAATTCATTGTGTTAGAGTAAATTGTGTCTCCTGCATTGTAAGTAATAATTGCTAGTGAATTATCTACAATTCCAATGTCTCCTGAATTTATTTTAGTTAAATAGTCCATTACGGCTTCTTTTCTGCCAGACACCCAAGCATTTTGACTTCCAACTTCTTGAGTAAAGAATCTTTCTAAAATTTTGACCAAAGAATATTCTGTAGCCAATGTTTCGATTATAGGTGCACCATTTGGAAATGGTAATGTGTAATTATTAATTAGATGCCCATTTATTTCGGCTTCTGCCTGAGTTATGAAAAAAGCTATAGAAGCTGATGATACTGTACTCAAACTTCCCACTCTTGGGTATAAGTCTAAAACATTATCTACTGTTGTATAAGTTGGCATGATGTTATTATATATTAATAAAATGATAATGAAAAGCAAACTTTCGCCATTGTCAAAAATAATACCACCTACCCTTTTCTCCAAAAGGAGTAGTGGATTTTGAGAGTTAAGTACCGACATGTCTGCATCCATTGGCTAGATGCTCAGTCATCATGTGAATGGACACCCATCACAGAAGCAGATAACCAGCAACTCGCCCTCTGTATAAGCACAGGATATATCATAAGCGAATCAGAAGAATCCATTACCCTCGCTACAGATTTCGCCTCATCAGATAGACTAGAAATAGATAGCTTCGGTAACAGTATAACCATACCTAAATCATGTATAGTCAAAACAGTCGAAATTAATTAAGTCAAATACTTTAGGGGGTCAAAAGGTCATATTCCCTTAGTTTTCTATATTTACAAAAATAATATGGGGAGCAATTTATTGTAATAGTAGTATTAGTGAATTTTTGTGATTTGATTATGCGAGAAATTTTCTCGAAAAATATTGTAAGAAATTTTCTTGACAAATTTAAAAAAATCAGGACAGAAAAAAATCCATCCTGATTATTTTTTTTTACTTTAAATATTCTTTATACTTACCTCCTAACTTTTCTAAATGTTTTCTATAACCCGTACATTTAGGAAGCATAAATTTATCACCTGAGCAAATTCCAGACATGTCATGCCCGAGTAATTTAAAATCTGAAGAATAGCTCTTTTTAAAACTTAACATTAAATCTCTTTCATGAACTCTAAACCATGAAACCATTCCGAGCATATCTAAACCGAGATTTTTAATTTCTTCTTTAGTCCATCCCTCAAAGAAAGAAACATCTTTCAGATAGTCAGAGGGGTTTGCACCCCTCGCCAAAGCTTCTGCAAATATTTCGTAATATAATGAATTATCCATTATTTAACCTCCTTTGCTTGTGCTGGGATTCTATCAAAATACCAGTTCAAAATCCCTTGAAGCAATCCTTTATATGCTTTACCTGAGAAACCTGTATCTTGCCCGTTTGTGAATTTGATAAATTTCTCTGAAGCATAATCATCATAATTTGAATGACCTCTCCAAGAAGCTAAGCAATGTTTGGCAAAGTCTTTGCCGTCCATATTAAACTTGGCATATTCCATGATAATATCATATCTCATGAAATCGTTAAGCTCTTTCATTTCTCTTAACTCCTGCTCAATCTTTGTGTAGTTATTCCCGTATTCCATGTTTGACCTCCTACAGTCTTAATTTGTTTATACTCTATTATATCATATTTAAATTACTTTTGTAAAGCTTTTTATTAAAAAAAATAAAATAATTATTCCATGTGGAATCGCTATAACCAAAAAGTAACCAGTATCAAAAAGAAAGTACGGGCGAGAGAGATACTGGTATATATATATACAGTACTACCCTTTTAGATACTACTACCCTTTTAGTAACTACTTTCCTTTTATATACTACTTTCATATATGCCTATACTGTCCAATTTGTAAGTTTATTAACTCTATTGGCATTATTGTTACTATTGTATTTATTGTATTTATTGCCGTTATTGTCTCTATTGTTATTATTATTATTGTTATTACTTTTATTGTCTTTATTGTTTATATTTTTATATTTGGGGCGAAAATTTATTTTAATCGCCCCATAAATTTTACTTAATAACTATATCCAGAATCTATATCGAACTCTTGCTCCTGCTCGTTTCCTTCTTCATCCTCAAACTCAATATATGCCTCTGTTGCTTGAAATCCTGACATATAGTTTTCTTGTGGATTTTGACTATAAAATGAATCTGTCGCCATTTGCTCCATTTCTGCCGTTGAAATATCATCTGGATTATCTATTTCGATTTCTTCCTCCCATTCATAATGATAACAATCTTGCCCCTTAAATCTAACTCTTACAATCATTTTTTCACCTCCTTTTTTTTCTTTAAATCCTTAACCATTTTATTAAATTTCTTGCTTTGCTTTGGTGTCATTCCAGCAAAATAATTTAATAAATTACCTTCATACTGATTAAAAAGTTTATTTAATCTTTTATTCATTCTTAACCTCCTACAGTTAAAGAGGGGGGCTTTTAAGCCCTTCCCTCTAGTCTTTTGATTTCTCTTTCTGCCTTTCTTAGATTAGTCTCAAGTTTGCCGATATCTCGGCGAATTCTTCTTTTATTCTTGAGGTTTATCCTCTCGGCAAGAATAGAGCTTTCAAACTCTATCCAGTAGTTTAAATCCTTATGTCTTCCGTTTCTTTTAATCATTTTTAACCTCCTACAGTTTTAATGATGTTATAAGATTAATCTATTTATTTAACTTTGTCAAGTACTTTTTTAAAATAATTATTCCACATGGAATAATAAGCACTGTTTAAAGATATAAATACATTAACCATTACCAAAGATTCTACACTATTAAATTACAAATGTCAAGAAAAAAGCAAAAAAAAGTTGACCTTATTTAAAGCTCATTAAGGGGGGTAAAATCTTTTCTGAATGGTCTTGTATCACTTTTGACAACCTGCCTTAAATACCACCTTAAAATGCCTTAGAATCGATGAACTAATTTAAAGCGATTTAAGCGATTTTAAAGCTTGTCTGAATGGTTTTATATGCTTTTTTGAGATATCCCATTTATACCCCTTTAAAATCGTTTTTAAGGTGGTTTCTATATGGTAACTACCCCCCGAAAAAACGAAGCACGGAAACAGGGCAAAAACGGCTTAACTCCCTTCAATATGACTAATACCCTTCATTTTTGACAAGTGCCGTATATGAGCCTTAAAATCGATTTGAGCCATGATTTCCTTTTTAATAGTACTACCTTTTTTGATACTGTAATTTTATAAATATACTTGACAAAGATAATTTAATAATGTAAAGTATAATATAATTAAAGTAGGAGGTACAAAATGGATAAAGAAGTCTATTTAACGGAAGAAGAAAAAAGGCTAATTTTTAGATTATTAACTGATTATTCTTCGAAGCTCAACGATTTAAAAGATGAGCATAATTTAGGCTATAGGTTCGAAGGTGGCTCAGGTCTCCTGAAACTTATAACAAGGGTTAATGATTTAGCATATAAACATTTTAATGTTTAAATCATTGGGGGGGGATTTACCCCCCTTTTATTTACTTGACATAATTAAATATTATGTTAAATTATTAGAAACTGTAGGAGGTTTTAAAATGGCTTTAGTAATAAAAACTAAATATTTAAGCCCTACTGACACGAGGGGCGACAGAATAAAATGTTGGACTCATACCTATATGTCTGCAACTATTGGATGGGATTATTCACTAGATACTGTTGAGAATCATTTTAAAGCAGTAAAAGCATTGTGTGACAAGTATAATCTTGATTGGTTGAAAGATGGAAACATGGAAACAGATAAAAAATTATCGCATATGGTTTACGGAAGCGATAACAAAGGTTATTATTTTTGTTTTCCATATTCTAAAATAAGAATCAATTACTAGATTTTTATTTACGAAGGAGCAACGACCTAAAGAGACATCCAACAGGGTAAAGGAGGTCATGAACTCTCAGTCTCGGTGGGTTGCTTCTTCTTTTTATATTGGCAATTTTTTCTTGCCGATATATTGGCACTTTTTATATTGTCATTTGATATTGGCATTTTTATTATTGTCATTTTTGTTATTGTCGTTTCATATTGTCATTTTTGTTATTGGCACTCATATTGGCATTATCAATATTGGCATTTGTATTGTCATCTATTGACATTTTTAATATTGGCATTTATTATATTGTAAATTGCAGTTACGAAATTCTGTCTAAAAATTTCACTCCTACAGTATGAGGGTAGACATTCCTCCACTAAATGATTGAAGTGTCTACTCTCATCATAATTTATATTGTTGATATTACTATTGACAAAAGTAATTATATATTGTAATGTTATTGCAGTAAGGAGGTGGTTATGAGTAATCATTATAACGAAAGATTTTTAGAAGATAGATATGAACATTATCTTGAAGAAGGTATGTCAGAAGCTGAAGCTAAGAGAGAAGCAGAGCTAGACTTATTGTTGGATGATGATGATTCATGGAGAGAATATGATATTGATGAGGAGGATTTAGATGATTAAAGAATATGATACAACAACATATAATCAAGTTTGTGCATGGGTAGGTACTGCTGTTAAATTAGCTAACGAGCCAATGCCCGTTGCAGAATTTGAAAAGTTTATGTCAGAGAATTTGGGCTATCGTGTGAAGTATATCAAAGAGTATCATACACATGATAAAGATAATCCAAAGCGAGTTGACTTAATATTTGCACTACACAAAGATGATGTAGGCAATATGGTAACCGATAGGCTTCTGAAGTTTAACGGCGAGATAAAATGGTATGAAGATTATATTGTTAATCACAAAGATGTGATTCCAAGCGACCATATCATTTATGGAGTAAATTGGGATGGAGGTGAATAAAGATATGGCTAAAACTATTATTGTTAGTATATTGTTGTGCTGTCTTGCGATAGCCATTATGGGAGGTGCTTTTAATGTTGGATGAAAAAGGTATAAAGTCGCGAACTTTAAAGAAGCGATTAAAAACAATAAAACATAATTTTGAAGTGGGAGAAATTAATGCCACTCAAGCAGGGATTCTAAAATACTATGCCACTAAAGTATGGATTGAGCCAACTTTCGACAATACTAAGAAATGGAGGGAGTTGGAGAAATACTATAGAAATCTCAATGAAAATTGTGAAAGAGATTATTGGCATGAAGAAGCAGGTGGTGAAGATTTTAAATCACTTTATGAAGAATTGGAGGAGTTAAGATATGAGTAAAAAAGAAGAAAGAATATCAGTAGATTTTTGCAGGAGAAGATATATATCAAGCAAGTTTGCAGATTTACACGATTCTATAAGATGGCTAGATGATATTGTTTTTCAAAATTTGGATTATGAGAGTATAGGTTCAAAAATAAAAGCTGAAAGAATTTTTAAACAGCTTGATATTGTATGGAACGAATTGGATAAGTTAGACAAAAAGGAGGTAAAGAATAATGGATGATTTTATTTTAGATGTATTTATAACAGCTACAACCTTTGATGATAGAAACATTGAAGGCAAAAAGTTTTATTTTAAAGCTATAGATTTTGAAGACAAAACCATTCATACGATTATGAATGAAGTAGCTCGTAATATCAAAAAACAACAGGAGGTCAAGAATAATAAATGACTATAAGAGAAAAAATAAAATTTCTTATTGGCAGTTATGAAGAATACTTAGAGGGTTATAAAGAAAGAATGCTAGATTGGGAAAAAAATGATAGTGGATATAATGATAAGGGAGTTATGCTTAAATCATTACCTGCTTTAATTAAAGGATTGGAGAAGACATTGTGTCAAATCGACAGATGTGATGACAAAGACCAAGCTGATTTTTGTCCTAAAAAATCCATACAAGCCAGGATTGACAGAGGTCAAAATTATGCAGATGAGTTATTGAGTAAAATAACCAGATGGCAAAAAGGTGATGGTCAAAATAGCTGGAGAAGTGAAAGAAGGTGGGCAATTGATGGTATTAGAGAATTAGAATCTGCATTAGAAGTTATAAGATGGGTTGAATTACAAGGAGGAAATAAATGAAATATACAAAAAAAGAATTTATGAAAGATGTGGCAGAAAACACAAAGGAGATTGTGGACTTGTTAATTGATGGAGAAACAAAGTCAAAGTTACCTGAGCCAGTTTATTGGTACAGCTGTTTGCTTATTGTCCTAAGAAACATAAGGGGAAATGTAAGTGAAAATGCTTATTGGGATTGTGTTGAAGTTGCAACTAATGAAGTCAATGATGACCAAGAAAAATCTGAGTTAAGCTCAAAACATTAAAGGAGGTATATTGTCGTGTTGAAATACAAAATCAAATTTACAATACCAAAACAAACTCATGAGTATATTGTTGATGTAAGACATTTTGATATTGCTTTGAATGAAGCAAAGAATAGATTTGTTGAAGAAACGACTATGGATGACATATTGCAAGATACAACTTATGAGTACGAAATGATAGAAGAAGAAGATGAAGTTAAAGAAGTTATTCCTTATTAAATAAATTCATTGTCAAATTCTTTTTTAATTGCTTTGAGTTTATTTGAAACGATTTTATTAAAATCATCTTCATTTTTAAATCTACCTGCAACTTCTATATTGTGCTTTTCACCTGAACTGTCTTGCCATATTGTCGTTGTTGAATATCCATGACCTAAATTTAAAAAATTCATGGCTTCTGAGTAAAACTGTATTGCTTCATCTTGATACATATTATTGTCATTCAAAAATGTTTCCTCAAATGCTTTTATTGCATTTTGTGCATACTCTATTGTCTTATTGTTCATTTGCTTATTGTTCTCTTCCCAAGAATATCTTGCCATGTGTACCCAATCTCTCAACATCAGAAATTTGCCGAGAAGTCGGTCGGGATATTTTTCTCTGTCTTTAAACATCAAAGGAATGTTTCTTTTAAACCTATCTCTTCTTATTGCTTCAGTCAGATATCCAGTATGAGATATTAGAACATCTGAGCATATCATAGAAGCTCCAACTCCTCTGCCCATTGCTATTTCTGGATGTTCGTGAACAAAGCCAAAGAATCTAATTCCTTTATTGTTCCTGAAAAGTCTTATTGGCATATCTACTTTTGGCTCACCTATTGGGTCAACTGTATGATGTACTTGCTTTAAGCTATATCCATTAAAAGGATTGTTTCTTAAATATTTTATTAGCTTATGATTGTCCATCAATCTCTCATCAGCATCTATCCAAAGTATTAAAGAGCCATTTGCTTTTTCTATTGTATCGTTCCTAGCTTCATCAAAGCCATGTTCTTTTGGATTTCTAGCTTTAATTATTGTTGCTCCATGCTTCTCAGCAATGGTATTTGTATTGTCGGTATTGCCAGTATCGCCAACAATTATTTCATTAGATATTCTTTTTACAGATTCTAAGCAACCACCAATCTCATTTTCCTCATTTTTAGTTATTATACAAGTTGTTATTGTTTCTCTCGGTGCTTGTATTGCCAACTTTCTGTCGAGATTAACATTGCCGAATGGCTTATTGCTCTTTGTAAACGATACAACGAACCATCCTAATCTGTCTTGTAGATTATTGTTATAAGGTCCTGACATAAGCTGAATGTTTAAATTGTCTTGTTCTCCAAATATCTCTTGCAAATCTCTTCGTTCAAAGTTCCAAAGATGAGCATGTCTTTCATCTTCCCAAAGTCCTATCGGTACACTAATTACTACTGGTGAATCCTTTTTAATAAACTTTACAAGCTTTGACATAAATTGACTTGGATAAGGTTGATGTTCTAAGATTTCTCCAAGATGTAACCCATCATACTTTTCATCTACTTGTAATGTATCTTCATCTGCTGTTATAAATTTTATCTTACTTAACAATTCCGACTTGGTTTCATTAACAAGCTTAAAAGAACCTTCGTTTTCTTCAGGAGATATGTTTACACAATCTACTTTACATCCTATCTCTTCTGCAAAGAAAAATGCTTCATTGCCAAGTCCACCACCGAAATCTAACATATTGTTTATTGGTCTTTCTTTATGATATTGCTTAAACTGATTTAACATCACATCAGTTCTGGGATATTTTCTTGGCTCGAAAACAGTTTCTTTTGCAATGTATTCTGCACCAAGTTTAAGATATTTCTTTCTGTAAAAGTTTCTGTCATCAATGTAAGAGTATTGACATCCAATTAAGTTTCTGTACTTCATTGTATAATCAACGACACTATCGTGTTTGGTCATAGCATGTCTTAAAGTCATGATATCTTCTCTTTGGAGCAAATGTTCGTATAAAGAATATTTATGTTCTGTTTTCTTTTTAAATTGCTCTAAGAAGTTTTTTTCCCATTTCTCTGCTATTCTATCCCAATTGTAGTCAAGAATTTTCTTATACATGTTTTTCTTTCTGTATTCTTGTTTGCCAGTACCATGCTCTTCAATGATTTGAAAAACTGCATCAACAAATTCGTTAGTATACTTTTCTGTGTTGGTTGGTCCTTCAATAAGTATATTTGAATTATCACAAAGAGTTTCTGTCAATGCACCCCTAGCAGTTGTAATCATTGGTAATCCACATGCTTGTGATTCCATTGCAGTAATACAAGAAGTTTCATAAAACATTGTCGGGTAAACAAATGCTGTTGATTCTTGATACAGTTTATATAATTGTTCTTTTGTTAAATGTCCTGCATGTTTTATTTTAAATCCCTGTCTAGCATAATTGGCTATTGTCATTGCCATCTTCTCGTAATACTCAACCATCTGTGGAGCAGTATTGTCATAACCAGATATTACAAGCTCTACATCTTTGTCTTGTTCCCATATTTTAGGCATGATTTGAAGAAGCAATGTGTCCATACCTCTTTCTGGTCTATTAGTAAAAACTAATTGTTTTTTCTTTCTTGTCATTTTGTAGTCAGGTATTTCTGATATCCCATTAGAAGTCTTAAAAAACATATCGTAGTTATAATCAATGTCTTTGTTTTCTAGATTATAAATTTCTTTGTACTGGTTGATTTGCCAGTCACTTAAACAAAATACTTGGTCAACATTCCATAGACATGAATTAAACTCTTGTCTTTGTTTAACTGTTGCAAAGTCATGTTGCCAAAGAACATTGTGTTTGGCTTTAGATTGTAAACTAAATGCTTGAGGTATTCTTTGATTGATTACAACATCAACTGGTGCTGAGGTTACATAATTTAAGAAGTTGTCTAGTCCTTGTCCTGTTTGACTTAACGGATGATAAGAAACATCTTCATGCTTTTTTGTTTCTTTAGTATTGCAGAATAGCTTTACATTGTGTCCTCTTCTAGCCATAGCATGAGCCATTTCAATCCCTGCTGTTTCTGAGCCACCTAAAGATTTCTCTTTCATTATGTCTGGATATAGTTCCATACCTGCTACTAGAAAAACTAAATCTAACTTATATTTGCCCATGATTTACCTACCTTTATATCTGATATTGTTTTTGGAGCTACATTGTATTCTCTCGCTAAACGAGATTGCACTCCATATGATTTATCTTCTTTCAATATTCTTTTTATTCTTTTAACCGATTGCAGTTTGAGTTTTCTGGCAGCATTTTTTTCAGAAGTCCACCAATTTTTAGCATTGCCATGAAGGTGCATATCCCTAGTATTGTCAGCAGGAGAACCCCAGTATAGATTACTAGCCCTATTGTTTTGATTGTTTCCATCTTTATGTAATGCCCACCTTTTCTCTTTTGACTTACCTTTACAAAATGCTTCGGCAACTAAATGATGTACTTTTGCTTTTACATATCTACCAGGATATAAAGTTACTTGCAAATAGCCATCATTATCAGGATGCTGTGATAACATGCGAAAGTGTGTACCTCTATAATATTTAAGAGATTTAACACGACCCTTGTTAGATACTAAATAATCTGGATATTTTGTTGGTTGCCATCTTTCTCTGTTACTCATGGTAATCAAGTGGTAAAGGGTAGTGCTAATCCCTTAGCTT